GGAAGCTGGTGAGCGCGCCCACCGCGTGACGCAGGTTTACCTTGACGCGGTGCAGACTGGTTTTGCCAACCAGGCTGCGCTCCAGCAGTTCAATCGCTGGGTGCGCCACAATCTCAGGGACTTGCAAGACGATGCCATGCAAGTGTGCCACCAGTGCGGCCAAGCCGCACATGTCCTGTGCCAGCACTTCATTGTGCCGGCGGCCCCCCGTCAACCGGAGGACCGTAGACAGCTACAGGATCTTGCGCCACCGCAAGGGTTGACACACCGTACGGGACCATCCAATCCGTACGTTGGCTCCAATGCAATGTCCTGGTTCGGGATGCCATTTGGCTCATTTAATATGGGCTCTCTTGACAACTCGAACTTTCATCAATCTCAAGGCTTCCTTAGCAACACGGACGCCCATGTCATTCCAGGACTCATGCAGCACCTTATGCTGAAGAAGGAGACCAAATACGAGAATCGTGACCAATGCAAGTCACATTTGAAGAAACTGGCAGCTACTTACATGGTTGAGAACTACAATCGTTCAGACTATGCAATTAATTGCATGCACTTGACTATTCAACGTGCTTGTGATGAGCTCAACAGCAACTTCCTCTTGAAAGAGAGAGTTCGTAATTGGTCTTTCTATATTCGCTGGGTAAGCTTGCTACTGCTTCTGCCGACCTTATTCGCCCTCTGCGATATGATCCTATACATGTGGACCTTCGGCCACAAAGGAGGATATGTCGCGGGCGCTATGACGAATTTGGTTTTGGTCAGTACGGACTGCGCGGTCATCATGCGGTCTCTACTAATCAAGGGGTCTTATCACCTTTTGGCCCTTGGAAGCAAGCTGTCCTCACGGTTCGCTCAGCTGATACTGTGAAAGACCTGAAAAGATGTGATGAATTATGGTATACCGGGCTACCAGAATTGTTGCCACATGTACAAACTCGGAAAGACGTCCACGCTCATGCATGCTGTAAGCACAATGAGTATGCTGCGTGGCATTACAGATATCTCAAGGAGACACCTCGTGTGGGAAACATATACGAGCCTCTACTTAATAGAATCATCAATAAGCTATCGACCAAAATGGCTGAACACCTGCGACCGAATCCTGCCAGCATCAATGATATCATTGATAAGTTGACGGGGCCCTTAAAAGCACGCTACGTCAGAGCGGCTAGGATGCTTTTAGCAAGTGGCTTTAACAGCAGAGTTTCAAAAATTTTAGCTTTCATTAAGAATGAGGACCCAGGCGGTGATAAAGCACCCCGATTAATCCTGGGTAGGGATCCGCGGTTTACGTTACTTTACCAGCGATTCGTCTCCGCCCTTGAAGAGGCTTACTTCAAGGTGCAGAAAGTAACCAATGCTGATGACTTCGCCAAATTGGGTAAGAAGTTTTCACGTATAGCAGAAGCTTGCGCAACTATCGTTGAGAATGATATGAGCAAGTATGAGTCCACACAACAGCTTGTGACCCTCTTGATCGAGTTTGACGTTAACGTCCAGACCATGAGGAAGGCAGGTTGGAGTGAGACTCAAGTTTTTGACTATGCTGTTCTCTTTGCGATCAAAATGGAGAAAGTTGTTATCAGCAAAAATGGCGTAGATGTCACATTTCAGTATTGCCGAGGGTCAGGCGATGCTGACACTAGTCTCGGTAACGGCGAGATCAATTGTGTGTCATCTACCTACTTTAAGTGTGTTAATGCCTGTCCATTAGGGTATCACTGTAAAGTGGATGGTTCATGTTGTTCCAATGACGATTTCGATCTAGTCAAAGGAGACGACAGTGTGCTTGGTTTCATCAAGTATATAGATGGTCCATTTATAAACACTTATGCCGAATTCGGCCTCGACGCTAAATTGGTTGTTCATCATAACACCTGGGATGTGGAGTTTTGTTCCGGGAAATTCGTCGAGTACCGTGCTGGTCAATATATATATGTTCAGAAATTGACTAAGTTGTTGCACGGTTTAAGTAGGGTAATAAATAATCGAGTCGTTGAGGGTGGTCACATGGCTCATTACTACGCCACTATTGGTTACATGTATGCAGTGCTTTATAAAAATCTCCCCGTTCTCTCCGAACTAGGTCAATGTCTCATGACGGTGGGACAATACAAGGTGAATTTACAACTTTCAAATTTGTCTTTCAATCTTGTGCAAGCTTTCAAATCATCAGAAGGCGTGTACAAGTTAAATGTTGAATATGACACTTGTATGGCCAGTTTGTGTCTTACTATGGGCTTGTCAATTGAGGACTTGACAAGTCTGAAGCGCCGTTTGGCAAATTCGCGCTTGGTTGTGCCGGACAACCAGTATAAGACACTTCGGAGTAGAGGCGGTAAAGCTGATCTGAGCCTTCACGGGCCGCGTGTTGAAGCAATTAAACCTGTCTTCACGCGCAAGGCTGAGTGTAAACATTATAAGTCGATACTTCCACTACTACGGGGTAAAAATACGTAGTAGTTCGACTTAGTCACTCAACCTTGCCCGCCGATGGCGAACCG